GATTATTGATAGGAGCTTTTAGGTCTATTTGTCCTTGAATTAATGACGTAACACCACTTAAGTAACCTAACTCAGTTGTTGAAATGCTAGAAGAGGCAAGCACTCCCGACGCGGTGGAAATAACTACTCTATTAGCTGTTTGATCGGCAGCCCATCTAGTGCCGTCAGCAAGGGAATATTGAGGGTGATCATCTCCAGTTAGTCCTGTTAACGCATTATGGTCAGTTACCCCACCACCGCCGCCAGAATAGCCCGTTATTCCTGATACGGTAGTCCGTCGATGAGTTGAAGTCGAAACGTCATAAATCAAAACCTCATCCAAAATAGATGGGGTAGTTTTAGATTGAAGTGCAGAAATATTTAGGGCTATTGTTCTATTGTCTGATAAATCTCCACCGCCAGTCAGTCCCGAAGCCGTAGCAATAACCCTAGAGGTTACAGCCCTAGTGTTTAAATCGGCTTGAAGGTTGTTAATATCGGCAATTGTATGAGTATGTCCTGAATCGGTTTTATTATTTATTTGTGCTTGAATTAGTGACGTGACACCGCTTAAATAACCTAATTCAGATGTTGAGATGCTAGAAGAGGATAACACTCCTGATGCGGTTGAAATAACTACCCTGTTAGCAGTTGGGGTAACAGTCCATCTAGTACCATTAGCAAGGGAATATTGAGGGTGATCATCATTACTTAATCCTGTTAATGCGCTGTGAGCAGTTACACCGCCCCCGCCGCCAGAATAGCTCGTTATTCCTGATACGGTAGTCCGTCGGTGGGTTGAAGTTGAAACATCATAAATCAAAACCTCATCCAAAATAGACGGGGTTGTTTTTGTGGCTAACCCAGGAATGTTTAACCCTATTGTTCTATCTGCCGATAAGTCACCTCCTCCTGTTAATCCCGAAGCCGTAGCGATAACTCTAGAGGTTAAAACTCTAGCGTTTAAATCGGTTTGAAGATTGGCAATATTCGCAATTGAATGAGTATGCCCCGAATCGGTTTTATTATTTAATTGTCCTTGAATTAATGACGTGACACCGCTTAAGTAACCCAATTCAGTTGTTGAAATACTAGAAGAGGCAAGCACTCCTGACGCGGTGGAAATAACTACCTTGTTAGCAGTTGGGGTAACAGTCCATCTAGTGCCGTCAGCAAGAGAGTATTGAGGATGATCATCGGCATTTAATCCTGTTAAAGCACCATGAGCGGTTACACCGCCCCCGCCGCCAGAAAGCCCAGAAGTTATCCCAGATACGGTAGTCTTTTTGTGGCTTGAACTAACAGGATCATAGATTAAAACCTGATCAGAACTTGATGGGGTAGCTTTATTTGCAAGGCTTGGAACGTCTAAAGATATAGTTCTATTTAAGGCGAGAGAACCTCCGCCAGTCAATCCTGAAGCCGTATTAATAGTGACAGATGTTGATGCCTTTCCATCTAAAGCTGTTTGTTGAAGTGTCGAAATAGGCTTATCAGCATCACTTGTATTATCTACTAGGTTTAGCCCTACCATTCCCTTGGTAATCCCTGAAACTGTACCAGTAAAAGTAGGATTATTGGCAGGAGCTTTAGCGTCAATTTGCGCTTGAATTAATGATGTAACCCCATCTAGATATCCCAACTCTGCAATCGTTACACCCGCAGCAATTCCGATTGATTGAGGAGTCAGACCATTCTGGCAGTAAGCACGTAAATCAATGGCAGTTATTTTAAAGGAAGAGCTTCCATCGTCAGACTCGAATAGGTGATTGTCATTCACCGATCCAAGGTCTAAGTCAATAATTCTTACGTCTGCCATTTGTTCGGCTCCTCAAGCCACACTTACCCTAATATTACCATTTCTAGTTACCCTACGGTTTCCATTCTGAGTGACCCTAGTAGACGACAGTTGTTCAACGACTACATAGCCAGGTTCTCTGATTAAATAAATTGAATCAAAACTATCTAATTTTAATTCTCTTTTTAGGTGCTTTAGGGCAATAAATCGAGCCGAACTAATAGCTCCGCTGTCTTCGGTCATGAACCAAGAATCATTAGCAGTCGGAAGTCCTGAATTAATTTCCCCGCTAAATGTCCTGATCCTGCTAGGAAGCCCAGAAACCAGATGGGGAGTGCCTGAAGTAATCGCCCCTATTACCGTGGCGCGGTAAATAGTAGCATCAAAGCTATAGCCATCTAATAAAGCTAATTCTTTATTAGTATTTACGTTTATTGTTCTTAAAAACGGTTCAGAGCCATCAGAATTTAAAACTTTTCTAGGAACGCCATCAACTATTACCCAAAGTTTAAATTTATTAGGTATATTGCTATAAGCAGTATTTAAAAAATCTTGAACTCTAGACTTAGAAAGCATGGATTATTCCTATAACTCAGCCCTATGGCAAGCATTAATATTATACCTTGAATCAAAAGCTGTGGGACTATCGGAAGCATCTAAACCCATTAAATTTTCTTACTTTTCGGATATTCACACGCCAAATCAATCTCCACAGGGAGCAGTTTTTCTTAACTCAATTGACTTAGATCCGACTGGAATGTTAGATCCTCAGACAAGCCTAGACATAAGCTTCTCGATTAGATTAATAGTCAGCTTTACAGAGGAATCAATTTCTAATTTTTTGGTTTTAGCTGATTGGCAGTCATGGTTAGCCCAAAGATTAAACGACCTAAGAGCTAATGGGCTAACTGGAACATATCGACAAAAAGCACTTAAAGCAGCATTTATAGGATGCGATCTAAATATGGTCACTATATCTCTGAACACTAATCAAGATAATGGCTTTCAGGGAATAATTTCAACTAAATTATCTTGGCGAAAAGATTAGTGAAAGTTTTTCCCTATCAATTACCCAATGGCAAGGTTATCGTTTTGCGCCCCGTTTCCGCATTCAAGAGGCGAGAGACTAAAATGATTTGCCTGCTGATATCAGGTTGGCTAGATTCTTTATCTATTCCCCTAGGGAAAAGCCCTATAGACTTTTTAGCTGTCAACAACGCTAAAGGACAAGCAGAAACTATAGCAATTTATCTAGGTGAATGGGGGCTAAATGAAAAGGATATTAGTAGCTTGGATAAAGACTCAACTCTTGAGATTTTAAAGATTATCGAGAACATGGACGTTGAGCCATCCATAGTCCCAGATACATCCGAAGGGTTTATATTGCCATCGTGTGGGGATAGTGAAGGAGACTTGATAGCGGACTTAATATCAATCTTTGATGTTCAGTCAGCATTACAAATTTATAGTACACTAGACTTTGTGACTATTCAGCTAGTTCTAAAAAGGCTTCAATTTCAATCTAGAAGGCAAGAGCTAGAAGAGAAGTATAACAAAAATATTGCAGTTTCTCAATTAATGGAACTTAAAAATAGCGGCAAATGGGATAATCTAAATTGGTCTAATAAGTACCCAGGAATAAGCTAATGGATAAACATGAATTAGAGCTAATACAAGCAGGAGCAGAGCATTTTAGGGCTGTGGATGCTAACGATATTAGAGAACTTAGGCAAGACACTATCGACGCGATAGCCTACGCTAAAGATGCAGATAATCCACGGCTTTACATTTACACTAAAAAACCTTATTACATAGTAGAAAAAACCCTAGCAACTATTGACACAAGAGGAGTAGGGGTAACTATTGCTTTTTACGATGATTTGATTAGAGCAAAAATAGAGGCTCAAAGAGACGGCGCAATGTTTGCAGAAGTTAGTTAGTATGGAATCAAGGCTTTTTCTTGGGACTTGTGATGGCAAATATTGCATGGGAATTACTGACAATTAACCTGATTCTTATTGGCATCTTCACAGGATTGCCATATGCTATTTCTTTTGACCATCATTTTTCCCGTTTTGTTTCCCATCAAAAAGATTATAAAATTACTATCAAACAGGCTAAATACTGCCATGAAAATTAACTCTATTCAGCCAAGATTTAAAGAAAACTATGACGTAGGTTATATCGGATTTACTTACAATAAATCTGATTTAACTTCTATTGGGATTGCTTATTTTACCGATTGGATTAGAATGTCAGACATTAAGGTTTCCCACTGTTTTATTGTGACAGGAGAAAATGAATTAATAGAAGCAGCCGCAAAAGAAGGAGTAAAAAAGGATACAATTTCTAAATACTTTAACGACCCGAATGTACAAGTATTTTTTAGAAAGCCTAGAATAAAAAGTCCTAAACTAACGGGAGAGGTTTTATCCCTTGCTGCTAAAGCCTATAGGGGATATAAATATAACTATTTTGCTATATTGATTCAGTCTCTTTATGGCAACAAAACACTGCCTGCGATTCTTGGTTTAGTTGGGATATCTCGTGACTCGATAAGAATGGCTTTGATATCACTGTTTAAACCGCTATTAGGGCATTTTGATCACGGATTTATTTGTAGTGGATTAGTGGCACGAGTGCTAATTGACACTTGCCTTTTTGATACCAAAGTCCCTTATAACCTAATATCACCACAAGAGTTATTTGAGTCAGCCAAGCCATTTTATCCTTGGAAAGGATCGGTAGTGGTAGAATCAAAGTGAGCAACTCGCATTGTTTCTCCTAATTGATGGAAATTACTAGCCCTCACAAAGGGTTATTTTTATGAAGATTGGCAGAATAAACCGATTGGCTAAAGCAGGGGAAATGGTATCAGTTAGGCTCCCTAACGGCAAAACTATATCAGCTAAGGCAGGAAATGATCTAAACTCGACAACCGTACTGATTAGCAAAACTCAATCAGGATGGTTTGCCTTTTCTTCTCAGGGAGAGACTAAAACCGTATCAACTCAAGTTATTAACAGAAGACCAAGACAAGCTACTCCTGAAATCTATCCTATTAAAGTTTTATTTAGCATTGAATCAGACAATAAGTTTGAGTTTTATATAGGGGGAGATCGCAATGTTCCTATTAAAATAGGGGAATTGACAAAAATTAACGTTTTAGATGAAACCGGAAATATTCTTTTTAGTAGAACCAAGATAATATCAGCCGCGATAAACAGCACTGGGAACAAGCCTAACGATTGGATTGTAATGATTCAGTATTCAAGCCCCGATCTTGTCATTACCGCTCCTGATGGGCAGACGTTTACCAATTCAGATATCTTGGAAGCATCTGTTATTTTACGCCCAAATTTAGCCCCAACAATTCACGTTGGAGCTAATGGCTGTGATCCTGTCGGAAATGGGTTTTTTGCTCCAAGAGATCCTTATATCTGGTATTTTTTCAACGATCAAGCCGATCTCAAGACAGGAGAAAATTATAGGGAATATTTATTAGAATTAAGCCGAAGTGGTAGCACAGATGACCTAGCGGTAAATTCACCACTGTTAACACCATCCCGTCCATGGCTGAATACTGAAGCTTTTCAGGGACTAACCACGACCAGCCTCGCAGAATTATGGCTATACGATTACATTCCTCTTTTTGATCGGAATGTTGTGCGGTTAGGTTTATACCCACAAATAGGAACCTCTTCTAGTTTTGGCTATCTAGATACAATATACGATGTTCCTAATGTTGACTTTTCCGCCGAATCAAGCATATTTATATCTAATCTTTATGTTCCTTCACTTAGTGCCGATACAGCATTTTTCCCTTTGTATTGGGATGAAATTGAATTTTTATCCCCACCAGAAATAACTGCTTTGTTAAATGTGTTTTGCCCAAATTTTCATGGCTCAATCATGGCTGGAGGACTGTCTATTGAGGGGACAAATTTTGTTATTTCAGACTATCTAGCGGAATTTGACCTAACAGGATCTAAAAACCAAGCTTTTTCTGCTGAGTTATTACGGACATTAAATCTTGTCCAAACCGTTTATGATATTGAATTTGGTTTTTTCTTTAGCGCAAAAACTACCGCCACTAGGGGCTCTATTGGCATTTATGGCTCTAAGCTCATTTACACTGAAGAGGAAGCGCGATTACGTTCTAGTGCTTTTTTTGCCACTGCTTTTACAGAATATTCTTTTATTCCTAAAAGTACAATCTCAACAGGGACATTTAACTATGTAATAGTTAGCCCGTCGGGAATTGAAAGGCTACCAATTCCTTACGATCTAACTTCTATTGATTACAGGCGATCCTACGACAGCAGCGAAATACTAGAAGACGAATTTGTATCTTCAGTCAAAAAAGTATCTGCTTCTGGAAATATGCAAATGATGGGAGTAACTTTTGATGTTGATATAAGAAAAACTATTTTTGCAGTAGAGGCTCCTTTTTTTACTGACAGGTATTGGGTTTACAGTGGACACGGAGAAGCAATTAAGCAAAGAGGATTAGACAATAGTGCAATTATTCACAAAATAGACTATGAATGGTATGCTGACTCAATAGGCTCATTTACACAAACTGTCTTTTTTACAATACCTCCTAGCCTTTTAGAGGAAAGCTTTTACTATAAAGATGGATTTAAGTATCCACTAACTACAACCAATCAAGATTTTAGGGCTGTAACAGGCTTTTATCTTGACATGCCTCAACGACAAGAAATAAATACTGGACCTATTATTAATTATTCAACTTTTAGACTTACTCCTCTTTTTAACGCAGAAGATATTTTAGAAAACGACAAAATAAGCCGAGTTGCTTGGTCGGAACAAGACGGAGAAACTTTAAAGCAAACTAATATAAAGTTAGACGTTAAAACCTACAGTATTATCATAGAGGATGGAAATGCAACAATTCCAAATGGCTCTAAAATTAAAAGATTTCCTGTTAAAAGCATATCCTCCATACCATCGGTTCAGGATGCGACAATTCACAGCATGAGTTGCTATTTTAATTAATTATTCTATTTCTAGCTACTAGGTAAAGGAATGCTAGGAGGGGTAAAACTTGCAGTATAGCGACAGCTTCTAGTAAGCCTAATACTGTGAATATATCCATCAAAAGGAAACACGGGATCAGATGCTGGGCTATCTGGTACATCACCATGCAGTATCCTTATTAGTCCAACTGAATTAATACTTCTGCTGTCTGTAGTTGTCCCCCTTTGTATTCCGTCAACCCAAATGCTCCAATTACTCCCTTGCCTAGTCGCAGCGATATGATACCAAGTATTAATTGAAAAGGTAAAAGCGGGATCTGTTCCGACAAACCCGTACCCATTTCCTGATTGCGAAAAATCAAGGAAAAACCGATCATTGGTGAACATAAAAAATCGAAAATACGGATCTGATCCTGATGGACCATCATTCATTTGAAACACAACGCTACGAGTGCTAAGTGCCGAAAATCTAGCATAACATTCAATAGTAAAATCGCTAGTTCCTAAATCAAACAACGAATTATCAGATACAAACCCCCATGTGTTAGAGCATTCAAACCCTCCTACTGTTTGAATGTTTAGCGTTGTTCCAGTTGAAGTAGTTCGACCTTTAAGGCAAGAATATCCTGCCGAAGAATTTAAAGGCATTAAAAGCACCACATCATTCCAAAAAGGATCAGAAGGCGGGGGCGGGGGCGGGGGCGGTGGTGCACTGCTAGAGAAAAATAACAAGGGAAGTATTGTACTCATGAAAAAATCAAAAGAAGACTAAGATTGATGGCACTAGATACAGATGTAATCTCTATTTTAAGATCATCGTCAACTACCATTACATTAGCAGCCGTTGCATTATAGGCTGTTTTTGAGGTAGTAGCAGTAATAGAGCTAACACCTGTTATATTAGTAGAATTTATTTTAAGGTTAAAAGTTGCAGTACCACTATCGGTTTTTACCCTGATAGCGTTTAAAGTTTTTGCTTTAATCGTAGAAAGTAATAGCGTATAAGTTCCCACCGTGGGAGCCGCAAAAACAACGGGAAACTCAACAATAAAAGATGCTAAAAATCCATCATCCCTAATAAATTTAGTCCCGTCGGGCGTTCCACTGGCAAGCCTTGCAATCGAAAACACTCCCGAAGTAATCTTAGAGGCAGGCAAACTAGGAATATCTGCTGATGAGATAATCCTAAAATCAGGCACTCCCGTTGCACCGCTAGGAGAAGCCAAAAACAGATTAGCTGATTGGGACGACCAAGTAGCAGAAATAACTCCGCTAGACGTTGTTTTTGTAATTTGAGGGGGAAAATTTACGTCGGACACGGACCCTGTAGCACCGCTAGGAAGTGAAAAAGCGAGAACTGCATTAGAAGACGTGCCAGTATTGGTAACAGTTACAGCACTCCCTAACGCTCCCGTAGTCACCGCCCCGATTGCTATTGTCGCCGCGCTTCCTGCCACTTGAGAAATATCAATAATCGTAGTGTCATTGACAAGGTCATCTCGAACATCCACCGCCACGCCACGAAAATCTAGCTTGCTTCTTTGGGTAAAGGGAACGCCCGACTCCGTTATTAAGTGCCCACCGCCCCCGCCCCCAGTCCCTGACGGAACTGCTAAAACCCCATCATCCCTAATAAATTTAGTTCCGTCGGGTGTTCCAGTTGCTAACCTGCTGATAGAAAAAACCCCAGTAGCAATTTTAGAGGCAGGCAAGCTAGGAATATCAACAGCATTTATGGCTCTAAAGCTAGGAATTCCTGTTGCTCCGCTAGGAGCAGCCAAGAAAGAATTAGCCGATTGATTGGCAAGAGTTGCGGTTATAATTCCAGATCCCGTTACAGGAGAATTGCTTACACTAAAAATATTAGGTAAAGACAGCCCGACACTAGAAACATTTCCAGTTCCTGCTATTGATGATACCCTAACTTGTTCGTTTCCTCCTACGAATAACCGCTCTAGCGTAATCCCAGATCCAGCCACAAATTTATTGATCAAATAGTTTCTAGTTGTGTCTCCACTAGAAACTAATCCCGAATAAAAAGCAGTATTGATCACATCTGAATAATTGCCCAATAGTTCAGAAATGCAGCCGTTTAAAACAGAGTGAGTTATTTCCGTAACAACGCGATTAGGCGATGGATATTCGTAATAAACTCTAACCTCATAACTACCTGCCGATAGGCTAGAAGTCCCCGCGATCGCACTGGCTGATATCCCTGAATATCCCCAAAGATTAAATGATAGCCTGCTATTTGTAGATGGGGAACTTCCCGCAGTTCCAAGAGAGCTAATTATAAAAGTTTGAGTAGTATTAGGAATTATTGTGACATTGCTTTGCTGATATATAGTTCCTGATCTTCTGACTTCTACCCTTAACCGAACTGGGGTAAAATCACCCGCAGAATTACCCGCGATTACATCAGGATAGTCCGATCTAATTGTGCCTATCCCTAGATTATTGCAAGGGTAGCTAACAACTACTGATATTTGTTGTCCTGCTAATAAACTGACAGGAGCAGACCAATTAGAAGCAGGTGCAATACCAGGCTCTGTAGAGATTATGGCTCTTACCGCCTCAGTGCTTAGTAGGGCTTCCCCTCCTGCCCTAACTCTAACTTGCCCGACTAAAACACCACTAATAACTACTTTTTGCGCGGTGTTGTCAGTTATAAGCCCCAATTCCGTATCGTAAGAGCTTCTAGTTTCAAATCTGTTTCTTTCAATCAATCCTTCTCCGGCTAATCGACGGATTCCTGATAGGCTAGGAACGATTCGACAATAAGGAGCAACGGGGAAGATGCCATTTCCAAAAATTATCCCTAATGCTGATTCAGGTATTGCAAATAAGCCTTTGTCGTAAATTCTGAAACTGAGATTATCCCCATTTGATAACTCTGTAAAATTAAAAACAACAGAAAAGGCAAGCGCATAACCCGCATCAATATTTTCTGGAACTACAAATAGGTTGCTGTTATTGTATTCCCAAATGGCTGACGTACTTGTGATATTGGTATTTGTAGAAATTCCTGTCAACTTACGGATTTTTCCTAATGCTGTTACTGTTACTCTTCCTGACAGTACCGCAGCGTCCCCAGCAGTGCCATTTAGCAGCAACTCTAAATCTATAAAATTTCCTACTGGAATTACCGCACCACCTACTTCCTCAGTTCCGTTTAAGAGCCAAAGTTTTAGCGCGTAGCTATTTCCTCCTATCGTGGCATCATACGCAGGAATAGGGATAAATTCCCCTGTATCTAACGATATTATAGGGAGATCACAGCCGCCGTATAATTTGCCTGCCGTTCTTTTCTCAGTAGTTAGTACGGTATAAGTGCTTAACCCATTTACTTCTACCCAAGCCCCCAATCTGTATAGGTAGTATTTGTTTTCTCCCGTTACAAATCTAGCTGTACCATTAATTGGATTAGAGGGTAAACTTGCATAATTTGCCACCGCACCATTGAGGGCAAAATGTTGATCTCTAGAAAGTACAATGGGAGAAAAAACAATGTCTGATTGCTGATTTATCTGTTTTGCTTCAAATTCAGCCAAAATATAGCTATCTGCATCATTTCCTGTCGTTTCTCCTGCTA